GTGTTTTGAAATATTGGCAAGATAGAACTCTTGCTGGTTTTAATACTGTTGGAACAGCACAAACAGACCCACAGTATGGATATAATTTAACAAGATTCTCATCATCACCAACTTCGGGTGGCAATTTGACAATTGTAGGGGGATCTATCAATCTCTCTATTAGCACAAGCTTTAGTGGGTTTACTACCTCAATAAATAATAGAACATATTATCTTGGTCAAAATTTTACAAATGGATTGTCTAATCCAGAAGTTAAAAAATACTCTGGAAATATCATATATGTTGATAATAGACCCGCCATCAAGAGATCTTCTAGTCAAAAGGAAGACATCAAAATTATATTGCAGTTCTAACTAACTATGACCCAATTCACAAATCTCAATGTCTCTCCATATTTTGATGATTTTGACCCTGGAGATAATTATTATAAAGTTCTTTTTAAACCAGGATATCCTGTACAAGCAAGAGAATTAACAGGACTTCAATCCATTCTCCAAAATCAGATTGAAAAGTTTGGACAACACTTCTTTAAAGAAGGTGCAAAAGTTATTCCTGGAAACACTGCGTATTCGCAAGAGTATTTTTGCATACAATTAAATAATACCCATTTGGGAATTCCAGTATCGTATTATGCGGATCAATTAATCAATAGAAGAATTATCGGACTTTCTTCTGGTGTTACAGCAATTGTATCAAAAATTTTATTATCAGAAGATTCTGAAAGAGGAAATCTTACTCTGTATATTTCATATCTATCGACAGGATCACAAGACGATCAGAAAAATTTTAGCGATGGTGAGTTATTAACGGCAGACGTTGATATTATCACTGGACCGTTAAATAATCCATTTATTCCTGCTGGTGAAGCATTTGCCTCATTAATAGCAGAAAATGCAACTGCCACTGGAGCTGCTTTTTCTATTGTTAATGGTGTATATTTTGTCAGAGGATATTTTGTTGATGTTTTTGATGAGACTATTATTTTAAGTCAGTATTCAAACACTCCTAGTGTTCGTGTTGGTCTTCGAATCCAAGAAGAAATTATTAATGCAGACGAAGATGAAACACTCACTGATAATTCAAAGGGATTTAATAACTATGCCGCCCCAGGAGCAGATCGTCTTAAAATTTCTTTATCATTGTTTGCAAAGCCAATAGACGACTTTAATGATTCGAATTTTGTAGAACTCGCAATTGTTAGTGAGGGTCAGTTAAGATCTCAGGTTAAAAATACTCAATACAGTGTTATTGCAGATGAATTAGCTAGAAGAACATTTGCAGAATCGGGAGATTATACTGTATCGCCATTTGATGTCACTATTCGTGAAACTTTAAATAACAGAATTGGAAATAATGGCATTTACAATGAGGGAGAATTTACCTATGGCGGTTCTCCAGCAAGCGAAGATTTAGTCAATTATGTTCTTTCTCCAGGAAAAGCATTTGTAAAAGGTTATGAGATAGAAACTCTTAATGCAACATATCTTGATGTTCCTAAACCAAGAACATCAAGGACTTTAAATAATCAAGCAATTAATTACACCACAGGGTCTTTACTAAGACTGAATAATATCACTGGATCTCCAATTGTTGGATTAGGTAACACTTATATTGTAAGTTTAAGAAATCAAAGAGTCGGTGTTAATAGTCTTTCTTCTCCTGGAATTGAAATTGGTGTTGCTAGGGTATATGATTTTGCTTTAGAATCTGGATCATATACCGTTGCTAATCCAGATATTAATCAGTGGGATATTTCTTTATATGATGTGCAACTTTTTACTAGAATTACAATAAATGAACCAATTACTTTACCTGTTCCATCATTTATCAAAGGTAAGTATAGTGGGACAACAGGATTTTTAAGATCGTCTGTTTCTGCAGGGACTGCTTTAACAGTTTATGAAATCTCTGGACAATTTTTAACAAATGAACCATTTATTTTTAATGGGATTGAAAATACTCGCGTAGCAACTGCTGTTACAACGTATGGACTTTCAGATGTAAAAGCAGTTTATGGGGGACCAGATTTAGCAGAAGTCGGATCTGCTAAAACATTCAGTGCTGATACCATTCAGACCCAATTTGCAAACATCGGAATAGCAACTATTACCCCATATAATGCTTCTAGTGGCAGAAGTGTAGTTAGGAGCACAAATCCAATTTTTCCCGGAAAAATAGTTAAAGTTGATGATATTATTCAATTCAATGATACTAGTGGAAATCCAGAACCAAATTTTGCTAGAGTAGTAAGTGTTGCTACTACTTCAATTGAGGTTGTTGGTGTTGCAACTGTCATTGGGGTGGCACAAGGAAAACTTCCAGTAGGGAGTAATCTAAGTGTCACTGATTTAAAGGTGCTTAAAACCTCAGTAAATACGTCTGAGGATGATACACTCTACACTCCAATGCCTCGCAATTTAATATCTGATGTGGATTTAACTGATGCATCTATTAATATTAGAAGAGCATATACTGTCAATATCTCAGGAAATCAATTGTCTTCTGCTCTTGTTGCAGGAACAAACGAAACTTTCTTAAATTTTGATGAGGAAAGATATACTCTTATAAGATCAGGTGGAAAAACAGAAGTTTTAACATCGGATAAATTTTCTTATTCATCTGGAAATACAATTTTACAAATTAATAATCTTGGTTCTAATGACACTGGAGCTACTTTAGTAGCAACACTGAAAAAAATCAAACCAACAGCAAAAGTTAAAAGACTGAATAGAGTAAATACTATTGTTGTCGATAAATCAAAAATTCAAGGATCTGGAATTGGAGCTACAACACTAAATGATGGACTGATTTATGGAAATTATCCATATGGAACTAGAGTTCAAGATGAAGATATTTCTTTAAATTTTGCTGATGTTGTCAGACTTTATGCAATATACGAATCAACTGATACTGGCACCGCCTCGGCTCCTAAAATTACAATTTCTGCATTGAACGGTCCAACAGGAAAAACATCAGATTTAATTGTTGGTGAGAGAATTGTTGGTGCAGATTCTGGAGCTGCTGCAATATATGCAGAAAGAATAAGTGATTCTCAAATCACTTATATTCCTGAAAATACTGTTCCATTTAAAGAAGGAGAGTTTATTAAATTTGAGGAATCTAAGATTGAGGGTACGGTTGCAGTTCTGACAACCACAAGCAAAAATGTAACTTCGGCATTTACTTTTAATAATAATCAGCAAGGATCATTTTACGACTATTCTTTCTTACGTAGGAAGAAAAACTTTAAAGAGCCATTAAAACAATTAAAAATTTATTTTGCAAATGGATATTTTGAAGCTTCAGACACTGGAGATATTTTAACTAAAAACTCCTATAACAGTTTTGATTATAAAAGAGACATTCAGATTGTTAATGGGTATCGCAATACAGATATTATCGATATTCGTCCAAAAGTATCAGATTACACGGTTCAACTTAATGCAAGATCTCCATTAGAATTCTTTGGCAGAAGATTTGATGGATCTGGAAATTCAGCTACAAATATCCTAGCTTCTGATGAATCTATTGTGACAAACTATTCATATTATTTGGGAAGAAAAGATTCTATTTTTGCAACCAAAACTGGCGTTTTTCAAGTTCAGTATGGAGAACCATCTGAGAATCCTGAAAAACCAGTGCCCATTGATGATGCTTTAGAGTTGGCTACGGTAACTCTTCCAGCATATTTGTTAAATACGAACCAAGCAGAAATTGGTTTCTTAAACAACAAACGTTATCGAATGCAAGATATTCGAGAACTTGAAACTAGAATTAAAAATTTAGAATATTATACATCTCTTAGTTTGCTGGAACAAAAAACTGAAAATCTTTTTATTCCTGATCAAGAAGGATTAAACAAATTTAAATCTGGATTCTTTGTTGATAACTTTACCACATTTGTTCCTCAAGATGAGACACGTCCAATTAATAATAGCATTGACGTACAAAGTCAAGAATTAAGAGCACGTCATTATACAAATTTAATAGATTTGATGGTAGGACCTGTTGAAAACGTTAGTCCTACATCAGATCGTAGATATCTTGCACCTGAAGGAACTAATGTTAAAAAATCTTTAGACATTATCACATTAGACTATACCGAAAAAGAATGGTTAAAACAAACATTCGCAACACGCACAGAAAGTGTAACCCCATTTATGGTCAGTTTTTGGCAGGCAAGTGTAGCACTTACTCCAGAAAGTGATACTTGGGTTGATACTGCTAGAATGGAAGCAAAAATTATTAGTGTTGAAGGAAATTATGCAGAAACAATGGCAAGACTCTCTAAAACAGAGGGGGTTGATCCACAAACTGGAATGAGTCCTATTGTATGGAATGCTTGGGAAACAACTTGGACTGGAACTGAGAAAAATGTAGTAAAGAACATTAGAACACAAGTTACAAATCCTCCCTGGCAAGGGTGGGCTGATAATAGAGGTAGGAGAATAACAAGGTATGGGACACAAACTATCACAGATTATGAAGACGAATTTACTCAGACGATAAACATTGGCACGCAATCACGAACAGGCACTAGAACAATAGTAAAACCACAATTTGAAAATGAATCTCAGGGAGACAGAGTTCTAAGTAGAGAAGTTATTCAATTTATGCGTTCTAGAAACGTAGAATTTGTAGTTAAGAAAACAAAACCACTCACACAACTTTATGCATTCTTTGATGGCGTTAATGTAACCAAATATTGTGTTCCTAAACTTTTGGAAATTCAAATGATTTCTGGAGTGTTTAGTGTTGGAGAGAGAGTGGTTGGTAGAGTTAGGAGTGCAAAAATTGAAGATCAAAAAGCTATTCCATCTATTAGATTCAGAGTAGCACAAGCTAATCATAAAGAAGGTCCATATAATGCCCCAACATCTGTTTTCATAAACAATCCATATCTTTCTCAAGTTGCAGCAACTGGATTGGATACTTATGCTGGCACACCTGGAACGATTCAACTGCAGGGGACAGCAAATGCGACAATTTTGCCATCAACATATTCCTCAACATCAACTGTTCTAAATGTTGATACATTTGCACTATCAGAACAGGCTCAAGGAGAATTTTATGGTTATGTTGAGACTAGAATGATTTTAGTTGGAGAAACAAGTGGAGCTCAGGCAACAATTACTAATGTCCGTTTAGTTTCTGATCTTGGTGCCACTTTGATTGGTAGTTTCTTCATTCCTAATCCAAATGTTGCAACTAATCCAAGATTTAACACAGGCACAAGAACTTTTACAATATCCAATAGCTCAGTTAATAATGTAAAGACTGCTGATACTATTGGTGAAAGGCAGTATAGTGCTACTGGAACTTTAGAAACTGTTCAGGAGCAAATCATTTCAACTAGAAATGCAAATATTTCTCAACAAAGAGCAGCAGAATCAAAAGAAGTAAAGAGAACACAGGGATTCGAATTAACAAAAACAACAGTTATTAGAACGACAAACAATCAAGTTGTTGTTGGATATTATGATCCTCTTGCACAATCGTTCAACGTTGATGATGAAACTGGTGTCTTTCTAACAAGTTGTGATATTTTCTTCCAGACTAAAGATGACATGGGAATTCCTGTCACTTTCCAATTGAGAACCATGCAAAATGGAACTCCAACACAAAAAATTCTCCCATTCTCTGAAGTTGTTGTCCCCCCCGATAAAATTAATGTATCCCAAAGAGGCACAGCTGCCACAAAAATAACTTTTGATGCTCCTGTTTATTTGTCAGGTGGCACAGAATATGCAATTTGTCTTGCATCTTGGTCTACGAAGTATAGAGTGTTTATTTCAAGAGTTGGAGAATCTGATATACTTACAGATGAATTTATTTCAAATCAACCATACTTGGGATCTTTATTTAAGTCTCAAAATGCTTCTACTTGGGAACCAAGTCAGTGGGAAGATTTAAAATTCATTCTTTATCGTGCAGAATTTGTAAATGAAGGTCAGGTGCAACTTTATAATCCTGTTCTATCTGAAGGCAATAAACAAATTGCAACTTTAATGCCTGATTCTATGAATCTAAATTCAAGAAGAATAAGAATAGAATTAAGTTCGAATATAACTGATAGAATTGGAATTACAACTCAATTGTCTCTGGGTAATACTATTAGCCAACAAGAAACAAATGCTACTGGAAAATTTGTTGGAAGTGCTGGAATTGCAACTGGATCTTTAGGTATTATAAATGCTGGAATTGGATATACTCCAGCACTTGGTTCATTTACTTATGCAGGGATTGATCTTATAAGTATTACTGGAACCGGTAAGAATGTAACAGCGAATGTTACTATTGAAAATGGTGTTGCTGTTGCGGCAACAGTTGTACATTCTGGACGTGGTTATGAGGTTGGTGATGTTCTTGGAATTACAACAATCGGGAACAATTCTGTGGGTAGAAATGCGAGATTCTCTGTTGTTTCAATTGCAAGTACAAATGAATTAGTGCTTGATAATGTTCAAGGAAACTTTGTAATTTCTGGTGTTGGAAAAACAGTTCAATACACAAATAATTTAGGTATTACCACTACTCTTAATGCATCTACTGGTGGAGATGTTCAGATTAGCGATATCGATGTAATTAGCGATGGATTGCACATTGAAGTTGATCATCGAAATCATGGAATGCATCATGAATTAAACAGAGTAACTATTTCTGATGTAGAATCTGATATTATTCCCACATCACTCACGTTACCATATAATTCAAATTCAACTGCGAACATCACAGTTGTAAACACAAACAACTTTAATACATTTGAAAATGTATCTGTTGGAACGACATATCCTGGTTATATTTTAATTGGAGATGAAATCATCAGTTATACTGGAGCTTCTGGTGGAGTAATATCTGGGATCACCAGAGGAATTGATGGAACTGTAAAAAGAAATTATCTTGAGGGAACTCCTGTTTATAAGTATGAACTTAGTGGCGTTTCTCTGAGAAGAATTAATAAAACTCACTATATGAAGGATGTTACAATATCTAATCCATTAACATTTGATTCTTATAATATCAAATTAGACATGTCTTCTGCTGGTATAGGGAGAACAACTGGCACAAGTTTCCCTCAACTATATATTAATCAGACAAAATCAAGTGGAGGAAAAGAAATAAAAGCATCTCAAAATATGCCATTTGAAATTATTTGTCCAAATATAGCAAATACAACTATTCAAGGTACGAATTTAACTGCAGAACTTAGAACAGTTTCTGGATCTAGTCTTAATGATGGTTCTGGAAAAGGAATTCAAATTCCATTTATTGATCAAGGATTTGAACCAATTAATCTTGGAAGAACAAATTACTTATCATCACCTAGAATTATTGCTTCTAGAATTAATGAAGATAATAATACTCAGATGCAAGCATTACCTGGAAGAAGATCTTTAGCATTAAAACTCAATTTAAGCACAGTTGATAGTCGTTTATCTCCAATTGTTGATACTCAAAGAATGAGTGCGATATTAGTCTCAAATAGAGTTGATAATTTAATTAGTAATTATAAAACAGACAGTAGAGTAAATGCAATTGAAACTGATCCAACTGGATGTCAATATATTTCAAAAGAAGTCAATCTCCAAGAGCCAGCTTCTTCTATCAAAGTTCTTCTTTCTGCTTACATTAATGAATTTTCTGATATCAGAGTCTTTTATGCAATTGGTGATAAAGAAAACTTTAAACCTATATTTGTACCATTCCCAGGATATGCTAACCTAACTCCAAGAGGTGAGGTTATTGATTTTGCTGATAGTGACGGGCAACCAGATTCATTTATGTCAAAAGTTAATTCAGCAGGAACATTTGATTCTGATGATTTACATTTTAAAGAATATACTTTTACATCAATTTCTCTGCCTAAGTTTAAATCATATCGAATCAAAATTAATTTAACCTCTACTAACCAAACATATCCACCAAGAATTAAAGAATTACGAGTAATTACTCTTGCATAATATGGACTACATTAAAGTTAAGGGCTATGATCATTTAGTTCGTGACCCCAGAACAAATAGCATTATTAACACAAATAAATCCGAATACGAACAGTATTTACTTAATAAACAAATTAAAAAAACTGAGCAAAAAAAAATACAAAGTCTTGAGTCAGAAGTTACTGATATAAAAAATGACTTGGAAGAAATAAAATCTCTACTTAGGAGTTTAGTAAATGGAAATGAATCCTAACGATATAGAACTTGAAAATTTAAATAAAAGTTTTGAATACTTCAAATACTCTTCCGAAATAGACAAACTTGATGACATAGAATCTTTAAAAATTGTCGCAAAGTGCTATTATAAGTTGTATTTAAAGCAACAAGAAGTTATGCTTAATTTAACTCCAGATCCGTAATTATTGTAATTGCTATATCATAAATATTTTTAAGAGTAAAAGTATAAATGGCACAACCAGCAAGTAAAACAGAATTAATTAGTTACTGTAAAAGACAGTTGGGA